TGATATTTTTATGGTAAAGAATATAACGAAAAGAAAAAAACAGAACAACAACCATTTTACATAAAACTATGAAAAACAAAAAGAAAATAATTGAGGACTCTTTAGCTAATTTGGCTGTTATTTTAATGGACAAAATAGAAAAAGGCGTAGAAAACCCAAAAATACAAGGTAGTGTAACTTGTGAAAATATTAAAATAACGTTTGAAATAAAAGCGGAAAAAATCAAATAACTATGAAAAAGAAAAAACTAAAAAAGAAAGTCAAAAAGCTGGAGAAGCAATTGCGTAAGCTGGCTGAAATTGAAGCCTGTTTCATAACTTTTGGCAACTTGACTGTACACGAAAAAGAAATTAAAGATAATATTTTAAAAAGATATTTATGACGCCATTAGAAATAGTATTAATAATCGTAATAGTATTTATAATTATGACAATAGTAGCACTTATTCGCTACTCGATTGATTTGAGTTGGGAGAATTACGGGTTAACTTTGAAAGTTGATGATAACGACTGGATAAAAATAGAAAGCGTTGAGGATTTGCCGAAAGAAAGCGGTTTTTTCTATATAGTAGTCAATGACTTAGTGATTAATGCTCCGTGTTATTTTAATTCTATAACCAAAAGATGGTGGATTGATTGTGAGCAATATCCAACCCACTACCAAGCAATATTTGAACCACAACCACCAATTTATTAATCTATGAAAACATTTTTAACATCATTTATATATGTATCTTTGGTAGCGATAAACGTTATCAGGCTTTACAGCTGTTGAGAAAAAACAAGATAAAACATTCAGTTTAGAACTGAACACAAAAACAAAAAACAAACTTTAAATTAAATATAAAATGAGTACAGAAAATCAAAAAGAAGTTATTGACTTAACGCCAAAACAAATTAAAGACAAGTCAGCTCATAAGTTGACAAACGCTGATATTTCGGCAAATTATTTTAATGATAAATTTCATTTAATGCTAAATGATTTTAAAGGTTCTTTCGTATGTTGTGCTACAAGACAAAACCCAAATGATACTTATGATGTAATTGCAAATGCTACACAAGCATATTCAAACTATTTAAAACAAAAATATTTCAAGACAAAAGATAGTGTTATTGAAATGGATTTCGATTTAATTAAAAAACTTACCGATGAAGATTTGTTTATTGCTATTCCTGAAATTTTAGCATTAAATGAAATGAAACCTTATTTTATTTGTTTGGGTGCTTTGTCAAGAAATGTATTTTATGATATACTTCGCAGTCAAATTACTCAACCATTATAGGGTGTCTGTTGGCATATCGCCTAACACCTATTTTATAAGTCAATTATTATGGCTAGGGATTTTCATAGTAAGTTTCACTATCAGCTTACTTTGGGCGTTCAACGTTTCAAAAGTAGCCGTTTCAACTACTAAACAAAAATTAATCTACGCTCTAGGTGGCGGGTGCGGTGCTGTTTGTGGATTAGCTTTATTAAAATTATGTTTATGAAACGCTACAAATACCCAAATTCAGACAAGGTTTTTATTTTGGATCACTTCGATAAAAACCAAAACGCACATTTTAAATGCGGTCATTGGTGTACGAATAATGTTTTTGACGATTTAATAGATTTGTCAACTGGCTTCGCAAAATGGAATAACCCACAATTAAAATTAAAACTATGAAAATTAGAAAATTATTATCAAATATGTTTTCGTTTCTGATACATTTAAGAGGAAGCGGAACAACTACATTAATTCAGAAAGTTGCTTACGAAAATGATGTTTGGGTGTTAGTGCCAAACGAACAGATGAAAAAAAAGTTTGGTGAAAGTGGTGTAACATTTGATGAACTTGACAGAATTAAAGACTGTAAACCAAAGCCAATTCTGTTGGACAACTACACTCTTTTACAACTTTCTGAATTATCATTGAATGAATACGAAAGGCTTGATTTGATGATTAAGAAACGAAACAGATTAATAAGAACTATTCGTGATGAAATTAATTTGTTTGAACGTGAAAATGGAATAACCCACAATTAAAATTAAAACTATGAAAAGTCAATTGAAATTCAGAGCTTATGTAAAAAGTCAAAACAGAATTATTGACTTACACGGATTTCATAATGATTACGCTTTTGGAGTTACTAATGATTCAGAGGAAATTGGAGAAAATATATTCCCTCTATCAGATGTAGAAATAATGCGATTCACAGGCTTTAAAGACAAAAACGGAGTTGAAATTTATCAGGGATATATTTATAGGCATAATAATAAAAATTTCGTTTGTGTTTTTACTGACTTATTCGGATTTGTTTTTATAGAAATAAACAAAAATTTCCGCTCGGTTCTTACGGATAGAATGCTAATGAAATCGCACTATAATAGAAAGAAAAATGATTTATCATCATTTAAAAAATACATCGAAATAATCGGAAATATTTATGAAAACCCAGAACTTTTAGTTGTTTAATTAAAATTTTTAATTATCTTTGTCAAAGTTAAACGAGGTTGGTCAGAGCCTTTAAACGAAAAATCATTAATAAACCTCATCTGACTGCGTTCTGACCGATGCTTTTGGATGGGGTTTTTAAATTTAAGCAATATGGCAAATTACAGAAAAGTTTACAAGTCAGACCATTTAGGGGTGGTTGATTTAGAAGAAATGCTAGAACAAGGCAAACCGCTAATTTTTACAATTAAACACGTAAAGCAAGAAATTGGCGTTTTGGTTGCTGGAAATCGTGGCGACCACAATATCGCTTATTTTGTCGAACCTATTAAGCCAATGGTGCTAAATGCTGGGAATGCGGCAATAGTTAGAGGTTTTTCGCAAGGCAAAAGTACAGATACTGATAAGTGGAATAACATACCAATTGAATTATATATTGATTCAAATGTAAAAATGAAAGGTCAAATTGTTGGAGGTATGAGAATTAAACCTTTACAGCCAAAAATAGCGCCAAAAGAAAAGCCAAATTTTACCGAAGCTAATTTCGAAGCTGCTATAAAAGCAAAGGCGAGCATTGAGCAAATTAAATCAAAATATAACATTTCTAAAGAGATAGAAGAATTATGGAACAACGCACAGACAACTGGTACAACGCAAGATTAGGGAAATTCACAGCAAGTGAAATTCATAAATTAATGGGTATTAAAGGACTTGGAGAAACTGGAAAAACTTATGCTTTTGAAAAAGCTGTTGAGCAAGTTTTTGGAACTATTGAGGATAATTTTGTTTCTTATGATATGGAACGAGGCATTGAATTAGAACCAATGGCTTTCAATAAATTCAAAGAAATTAAATCTTTGGAATTTTTAGAAGTAGAAAAATGTGGCTTCTTTGAAATGTCAGAAATGTCAGGAGCAAGTCCAGATGGTATTGTTTCGGACGGTGCTGTTTTGGAAATCAAATGCCCTAAAGCGAATACCTTTTTTAAAATAGTTGCAGATGGGGAAATTGATAAAAAATACTACTATCAAATGCAACATCAAATGATGTGTGCAGGCAAAAACAAAGCCTATTTCTTCAACTATTTTATATTTGACGGTATTGAGTATTGGCACGAAATAATAATTGAACGTGACGAGGATGTTTGTAATTTAATATGTTCGAGAATTGAAGAGGCGAATAGGATTAAAGAGGAGTATATCGAAAAATTAAACAAAAATAAACAATTTTAAAAATGGAAATAGTAGGCACTTTAAAAAGTATAGGCGAAATTAAAGAAATCGGAACTGCAGGTTTTAAAAAGCTAGACGTTGTTCTCACAACAGACGAACAATACCCTCAACATTTACTTATTCAGTTTGTTCAAGACAAATGCGATTTGTTGAAGAATTTCAAAGTTGGCGAAAAAGTTCGTATTACTATAAACCTAAAGGGGCGTGAATGGACAAACCCACAAGGGGAACTTGTTTATTTCAACAGCATCGAGGGTTGGAAAATTGCAGGTATTACAGGATGAAACCCTTTGAACATCAGCAAAAATCAATAGATGAAATTTTAACACACTTGGAAACTAAAAACCGAGTGTGTTTTACATTAGCTACTGGTGGCGGAAAAACAGCGGTTTTTTCTTTTATTTCAAAACAATGGATTAAAAAAACAGGTCAAAAAGTTTTGATTGTGGCCCATCGTGATGAACTTATAGAACAAACAGCGGAAACGCTTCGTAAAATTGGCGTTACCGTGGAGACGGTTGTCTCGAAAAAAAAATCACTAAACCATCTTTCGCAATCATACGTGGCCATGATTCAAACACTAAGGAAGCGTTTGAAAATTGACGATAATTTTTGCAAAGATGTTGGTTTGATAATTGTTGACGAATGCCATTTATTGATGCACGAAGAGATTTTCGATTATTACCCTAATGCAAAAATTTTAGGCGTAACGGCAACCCCTGTTGTTTTGAAAAAGGTAAATTTTACAAAATGCTCTAGGTGTGGTACTATTTACGATAAAGTAGAAACTTGCTGCAATTTTGAAACATACGAATATTCAAGACCGTTTACACTTTCTGAAATATATGAAGATATAGTAATTGGGCGAAGCATTACCGATTTAATTAATGATGGCAGACTAGTACGTGATTTGGTTTACAAAACAGGTTCTATTGATAGAAATTCCTTGAAAGTCGATTCTAAAACTGGAGACTTTGGCGATCAAGACGAGCAAATTGAAAAAGGATTATTTGATGTCGTTAAAAATTACAAGGAGATTGCTCTAGGAAAAAAAACGATAGTGTTCAATAGCTCGGCAAAAATGAACCAAATGGTTTATGAACGATTCAAAGAAGAGGGGTTCGATAATGTGAAACTTTTTGATTCCGTTAACGAAACTGAAAATCGTAAAAAGGTGCTCGATTGGTTCAAAGATACACCAGATGCTATATTGCTAAACGTTTCTTGTTTCACGACTGGATTTGACGAGCCGAGCGTGGAATGCGTAATTCTGAACCGTGCAACGCTAAGTCAATCTTTATTTTTACAAATGGTAGGGCGTGGAGGTCGTGTCTGCGATTGGATTTATAAGCTGTATTTTATTTTAATTGACGGTGGCGGCAACGTAGATTATTTTGGAAAATGGTCGGACGAAATTGATTGGAAGCCGATTTTTTACGGCACAGACCAAAAGCCTAAACCTAAAAAAGAAGTCTTGGAAAATGTAAAGCAGTGTAGTGATTGTGGCTACATTCACGCAAAAAACGCTATTGAATGTCCTGAATGCGGATTTATAGAACCTAAGAGAGAAGTCGCCTTGAAAGTTTCTGGCGAAGTGGCTAAATTGGTCGATGAAATTCCTTACCCTGATGGTAGTAAGATTGTGAAATATTGTAAGAAATTAGGTAAAGATAAAAATTTTGCTTGGCTGGTCTTGCAAAATCAAATCCTAGACCTTTTTTATTACCACAATGTAAGCGAGCGGAATTTTACAAATACATTACGTAATGGAAAATTTGAAGTTTCTATTCGAAATATTATAAAAAGTCCATACGCAATTATTCAAGGCAGTGAATTAGAAAGCGGAACTATGCGAACAAAGGCTTGGATTGTAAACAGAATTAAAAATCAATTAGAAAAATATTATGAAAAGAGAAAGCGAAATATCCCAACAGCAGTCTTATTGGATGTGGTTCAATAATGAATTTTGCACTAAAAGCAAAAATCCACGTTTAATAATTCATTCTGTCGTTAATGGTTTTGGGTTTAATATACCAACTTCTGTACCTAAACAATTTCACGCTATAATTTTCAAATCCATTGCAACTGCTGTTAAATTATTGGAAATTTCTGGAATGACTAAAGGCGTTTCTGACATGATGATACATGGGGTAAACGGTCGATGCCTTTGGGTGGAATGTAAAACAAGCACAGGAAATCAAAGAAAAGAACAAATTGAAATGCAGTTGCGAGTGGAAAAACTTGGAGGCAGATATATTATTGTTCGCTCTCTTATTGATTTTAAATTTCAAATTAACATCAATTTACCTTGGCTATTAGGCGAAGAATGATTATATTTGACAACCCCTTGAAATATAGGGGTTTTTCAGCAATTTTAATGTAAAAAAACTTACAAAATTATGACCAACTACGAATGCACCCAGAGAGTGTTGGCGAAAATACAGCTCTCGACTAAAGAAGAAATCGCCAAAAAATTAGGTATTGCAAGGCCCACGCTTGATGCTCGATTAAAATGGCACAAATGGAAACTAGGGGAAAAACTTTTAATTGAAAAGCTATGAAACAATTCAAATATTCATTGGCGAAACGAGGAAAAATTATTTGCGATAATTGCAAAAAAAAAACAGCCGTTGCATACATCGAAACTGAAACTGGAAATATAGTAAGCGGTGCGATGCGTTGTGATAGAGAGGAAAAATGTGGCTATCACAAAAAGCCAGAAACTAATGATTTTGTTTTCGTTACGAAAGAATTGGTTAAAGAAAAGAAAACAGATTATATACATTTGTCCGTTTTTGAAAAACATTTTTTTAATCCGTGCATTTGTAATTTAATTACTTTTTTAGAAACAATTTTCGATGCCGAACAAATAAAAAAAGCTAGGTACGATTATTTTATATCGAGCAAAAACAACAACACTATTTTTTGGCAAATCGACCAACTGGAGCGGATTCGTACTGGTAAAATTATGGAGTACAATTTAAAAACTGGCAGACGTGTAAAAGACGAAAACGGCAAAGCTAAAATTAATTGGGTCCACAAACAGCCGTACACTTTAAAACAATGCTTATTTGGTTTGCATTTGACCAAAGAAGATAAAGTTAAGACTATTGCTATTGTAGAGAGCGAAAAGACCGCAATTATTATGTCGATATTCGTTCCAGATTTCATTTGGCTAGCCACTGGCTCTTTGAGCGGATTTAAAATAGAGTATCTTTCGATTATTAAATTAAGAAAAATTATAGCTTTTCCAGATAAAGGCTGTTTTCAAGACTGGTTTAATAAAGCCTTAGAAATGAATAATTTCGGATATAATATTACCGTATCGGATTTGGTCGAAAATACCGATTGCGAGAAAGGATTAGATATTGCTGATTTATACCTAAATGAAGTATTATGAGTTTAAAAGAAAAAATGTCCGCACTTATCACACAGGAAAAAAAATCCGAATTTCCTATTGAAATATTTCCTAAGCCGATTCAGTCATACATCTTAGAAGCTAATTCAACGCTAGACAGTAATATCGATTATATGGGGTGCGCGCTACTCTGGGGAGCTTCTACCGTGATTGGTAATTCTTGCAGTATAGAGGTAAAAGCTGGCTGGATTGAATATTGTAATATTTGGATTGCCTGCGTAGGGGCGGCTGGAGTTGGAAAAACGCCTAGTATTTCAATGGCAACTAGACCTTTTGAAAGATTAAATTCCGAGCTAATATCTTCTTTTCCAAAAAAACACGAAGCTTGGAAAAACTCAAAAGACGAAGAAAACGAACCTAAACCAGAGCAGTTTATAGTAAATGATATTACTATCGAAGCTTTGGTCGAAATTCACTCAAAGAACCCAAACGCAATAGGGATGTTCAGAGAGGAGCTCGATGGATGGGTAAAAAATATGTCCAGATATTCAAATGGTTCAGATTTACCTTTTTGGCTCACTACTTGGAGCGGCAAAGCCGTATCAATGAATCGAAAGAGTGGAAACTCTTACTTACCACGTCCTTTTGTTCCAATCTTAGGAGGTGTCCAGCCTGCAATTCTTGAAAGTTTTAGTACTGAAGAAAATAAAAGTAACGGATTTCTTGACAGAATTTTGCTTTGTTGTCCGGAGATAAAGATAGAAATGTATAATTCTAATGAGATGAATTACACGGCGATTGAATATTACGACAATTGGGTACGATCTTTTTATCGAAGTATTAAAATGGATATTTTAAAAAACGAAGATGAAGAGATAATTCCTACTGTTTTTAAAATGGATGTGGACGCAAAGTATGAATGGGAGAAGATTTACAACGAAATTTCAATAATGCAAAATTCTGATGAAGAAAACGAATATATGAAATCTATGTTACCAAAACAAAAATCATATATACCTAGATTCGCATTATTAATCCATTTAATTAACAATTTTGAAATTAATCATATTCCCGTACTTATTTCAAAAGAAACTATCTTAAAAGCGTTTGAATTAAGTAAATATTTTATAAAACAAGCTCAAAAAGTAAAAGTTAGCGCAAAAGAGACTAAAACAATAGCTTCAATTGTTTCGGGAAATAAAGAATTGTCTCCGAAGGAAATATTTGAAATTATGTTGAAAAAAGGCGAAAAAATAAATTATACCAAAGTAGCCGAAATGCTAAACGTTACTAGAGCGACATTGTATAGTTGGAGTAAAAGTGTATAGTAACTATACACTTTTTATACACTTTTTATACACTTTTTCACGCCACAGACCCTATAAACATTGAAAATTATACATATTATACAGTATTTTAATATAAAATATAAAATATATAAAAATTACTATATTTATAAGGGTTTTTTCAAAAAGTGTATAATTATACACTTTTTTACGCTAAGTTATTG